GCGTTGGAAATGTTAATAATTAATAATCAATAAAATGCCAAATCAACCCAGAAACAAATTCGGTCGTCAGGCGCGTATGCAGCGCAGGAACGCAACCTCTACCTCCAAGCAGTCACCAGGCGTAGAACGCAAAGTTGATGCCTCAGCAGATCGCGTGGACATAGTTCTTCCTGCGGTTAATGTAACGGCAAAGGGTCCTAGGTATGCAGACGTAAGAGCCGGTCGAACAACTGCGGCGCAAGAAAGTAAATTCCGTTATCGTAAGGCTCAAGAAGCTAAGGCAGCTAAAGCAGCCAAGAAGCCATCTGTCATTAAACCTGTTGTAGCACCCAAGCCTAAGCTAAAGACTTTTACTTCAAGTGACCTCATAGGCACGGAAGGTATGTCAGCAGGTGAAATAGTAAAACGTGGACCACAAGGCGAGCCAAAGCGCAGACGCAATGAATCAATAACTGCTTTTAGACAAAGGCTAGCTAAATATCGCAGAGAAAATAAATAATAATTAATGCCCGAATACCGCACATACGCAGGACTAGATGACCGCATTTCCAAGGATGGAGATGTTGGTTTCATTGGTTTTAATAACAGGATGCGACCTGACCAGTTGCCACCTAACCTGCTTGCTGATGCACAGAACATTCGGACTGACCGAAGAGGTGAAGCCCAGGTAAGAAAGGGCTTAGAATTAATTGTTAGCCCTCTGTCCGCAGGTGGAGAGGCTCTTGCTATTCCGTTTTACTTAGTTGCTGATGATACATCTGTTACGGCTACACAGACTGGAGGAGCCGTTGTTCTGACAAATGTTACCGCTACGAATTTTCCTAGCTCCGGAACGGTTAATGTCTCAGGCGTATCAGGACTTACTCCCGTGGTAAATGGTGATCGTGCATTCACTAAAAATAGTAGCACACAGATTACCATAGCTGACCAAACATACAGCGGAACAGCCAGTGGGACTGCAACAGTAAAGTTCGGCATATTAAATGATGGTGCTGTCAATGCTATATATGGTTCCTGTGCTTTTTCGGATCCTAACGCATCGGCTAGTCAATATGTTATATTTGCCGCTAACTCAAAAGCGGTTGCTGTTAATATAGCCACTGGAGTAACTACGGATCTTGTTTATCCAGCTGGAGTTACGCTATCGGATTCAGCATCCATGCTTCAAGCATTTAACAAAGTATTTATATTTCGTGATGGTAATACGGCATTAGAAAATAATCTAACACTATCCATAATTAGCTCTGCGACGGTCACTGGTTCAAGTAATACGGCGAATATTACTACAAGCACGAACCATAACTTAGTAACTGGGGATCTTGTTACAATACATAATTTGGGATTCAGTACTACTGATCCTAATGGTTCGGCTAAAACTATTACAAGGGTAGATGATACGACATTTACTTATTCACTTACAGCAAGTGGCGATGAAACCTATACAGTGTCAAGCACCTCCCTTGTTTCTACTGATTTTAAAAAGGTAGCTAGCGGCACTTATACTCAACCAATTCCACTTTCACTTACTGACATTGATTACGCTGATGGCATAGCAACAGCGACAGCTAGTACAGCGGCGGTAGCTACTTTATTGGTAGGAGATACTTTAACCTTTACAGACGCAGGTAACTCTACTTATACATTAGGTGATACTATTGTTGTTAAATCAATACCTAGTACAACAACCTTTACGTTTATTACGGATAAGGCTGATACTACAAATAAAAACGGAACTGTCCAGAAGCGAGTATCGGTCGGGTTAGGCTTCAGCCATATGCCTGCGCCACCATATGCCGTATATCACGAACGTCGGTTAGTCATGCCATTCAAGTTTGATGTTGATGCGTCAACGGATTCATTTAGCTCCAGAGGCACACTAGATGAAATTATAGCATCTGATTTGTTGGACAGTGATACCTATGACCAGATATATGCTCAGTACAGATTTAATGCTGGCGAAGCTGACTTTAACGTAGGCCTGCACTCCTTTTCGGAGGACAATCTGATGGTGTTCAATCGTAATAGTATTCACTTAGTTACTAATACAACGTCCCTGCAAGCAGCTAGTGCTAGGCTTTTAACTAACGAAGTTGGCTGCGTAGCCCGTCAATCTATTACACAGGTTGGCAATCAGGTTATCTTTCTATCTGACAACGGTGTTTACAGCACTCAGTTCTTTGATGAATACAACCTTCGTGGCACTGAGACTCCATTAAGTGAGGCAATTAACGTAACTATTAAAAGAATCAACAAGGCGCATTGGGACAAGTCCGTAGCTGTTTACTTTGATAACAGGTACTTCTTGGCCGTTCCTCTGGATGACTCAACTAAGAACAACGCTATAATAATTTACAACTTCCTTAACAAGCAGTGGGAAAGCATTGACCAAGTCAATGATACGGACTTTCACATTTCTAACCTGTTGGTTGTTGGTGAAGGCGATGCACGTGGAGTATATGCAGTCAATGACATTGGCGGTGTTCAGAAACTGGATGAACGAGTTGATGGCGTTGACAGGATAGTCACTCAGATTGGCGGGGATTCAAAGAGTATTAATGTCCCTGGTTCATTGACTACACGTCAATACACACTTGGGAATCTAGAAAGAAAGAACTGGAAGCAGTTTGAAATGCACATTGAATCCGGGGCATCTACGGTATCTAACTTTGATATATCTGCTGAGACAGAGAACCCTGATGCTGATCTTACTTTAGGCACACTTAGCGACTTCGTTGGCTCAACTCTAGCTGAGGCCGAAGATGTGTCCATCCGTGGTAGAATAGGTAACCGTCGAGGTTACGGAATACAATTTACAATTAATAATACATTAGGAAGACCAAAGATTAGAGCCGTTGAAGCCGATGGGTCCATATCCTTCCGTTCAACTAACAAAGCAGAATAATGGCAATTTTATCAAAAGGAACAGATTTTACAACTGGCGATCAGGTCACAGCGGCTAAACTAGATGCTCTAGTTGATAGTGCAACATTTGCGGCAGGAGCCGTTGATGATAGCACAACAGCATTGGACAGCTCGTCACCACAAAAAATTATTGTCAAGAATGCTGGTATATCATCTACTCAACTTGCTACTGATTCGGTCACGACAGTAAAGGTTGAAAACAATGCTATTACCCTAGCAAAGATGGCGACCCAAGCCGACCAGACCGTCCTTGGCAATGTGTCAGGCGGAGCCGCAGTGCCTACCGCAGTTCCTATTGTAGACAATGCGGGCATACTGATTAACAGTGACTCCCTGGGAACTAGTGACACCAAGGGTGCTACTCAGGGCAATATTAAGGCTTATGTTGACTCAAAGTCTACTTTTGATCCTGCTACTTATTCAGGCGGAGAAACCACGACACTTCCTAATGGTTTAATTATGAAGTTTGGGACGATATCTGCATCCATTAATACCACTACTGCTGTTAATTTTGCCGTAGACTTTCCTAATGCTGTTGTTAGCGCACAGCTTACTCAAGAACACGCTGGCGATGCTGATCGCTACCCACTAAAAATAGAGTCCCTAAATACCGGTACTTTAACCATACGGAATACTCACGGCTCAAATGTCACAGCACATTGGCTGGTATTTGGCAGATAATAGTGGACTAATATAATTTGATATAGTACTTTAACTTCCATGCCATTACCTAAAGCCAGAAAGATAAGAACTCCAGAGGAGCAAAAACTTGTTATTAATGCCGCCATTGCGGACAATGACAAAATGACTTATCCTACTCACATCATTGAAAAAGGCAACGAAGTTGTTGGCGGATGGTCGCTTGGCTCGATACCGCTGGTTATGGTTTGGCATAAGTCAGATAGTATAAACGCTAAGGAGTCCTTAATACTTAATAATACCTTTCGGACAATTATGGATGATAGATCTCCGAATGGTTATTTTATCGCTTGCAACAATAACTCCCCCTACATCAACCATATGGAAAAGTTTGGCTACGAACCCATATGGAAAACTAACCTGTTTGTATCTAATGAAATTATTTAAATTTATCTTTGAACCCCTCAACGGATGGCTTTGGTCATTCCTTTGTAAACGGCACTTAATACTTTTTTGCAGTTCTGATACGCCGGACGCACCAAAGCCGGTTGACCCAGGTAAGTCAATGGGTCAATACCTATTTGGCAAGCAGGAATTTAAGTCAGCACAGGGAGTTACGGACCCGTTGCTTCAAGGTCGTTTACTTGAATCGGAGGCAACCTTTCGTCCACTATATACCGCACTGGAGCTTGCCGACATTCAAACAATGGCGCAGGGACGCACTGAAGAAATTGCCAATCCAGCGTATGAAGGAGTTCAAAGAAATATATCTTCTTTGGACAGAGATCTAGCTGAAGTAAATGAAAGCGGACAACAGGTTTTAAGTGGAAGTAAAAGGAAAAAGGCCGAAGCAAGAAAGAAACGATTAGAGCAAAGCCTTGAAAGTCTATCACCAACTTTAGCACCTCAAGCTGGATTATTTGATCTACTCGAGGATCAGTCAAGACGTGCAGGTGATTTACAACGTGAGCAGTTACAGCTACAGCGTGAGTCCGACGTAGGTGCATTGCAGGAGTT